CGGAAGCAAAAGTAATCACTTTTTTTTGAATTTATACACCATCCAACTAATAAATATAAAGGACATTGTGATAACTATTCCAAACGCCCATCCGCCAAGTTTCAGCTTCAGGTGCTGCCAAGTAGTGAGTTCTTTTTCTACTGGATAGGGTACCTTCACCTCTTTTGTAACCGTAACTTCCTTTGACGGTAAGTAAACCGTATCTGGATGAGTCTTCATCTTTGCCAACAAATTACCCAGGCTGTCAATAGTTAGCTGTGCTTGTACATTCTTGCTGTTTGCGATGTCCAACCATTTCAGTACGACCTTCCCGTTCTCGTCGCACTCTAACAACGCCCGGATGGTGGCGCTGTCTGGCGGTAACTGAACTTCCACCAGCTTCTCCACTACGACACTATCAGCATAACTTTCTACCGGAACATATTTTATCGTCCGGCAGGAACAAACAAAAAACAAGCACATGAAAGGAGCCAGCGTAATGCACCGGCTCACTTTACCCATTATGTAGTCGTATAACTTCATGGCTTCACAACGATTTCAGGGACAAAAGGATATTCGCTCCGCACATCGAAGCAAGGACACATCTTCGTCCACTCTTCAGGTTCCACGATACCATCACCGTCCAGGTCAGGCGATGTGTCACGATGCCCCAGCACCTCGACAATCTGGTACTTTCCGCAAAGCTCCTTAATCAGTTTGGCTAACGCTTTCTTCTGTTCCGGTGTTCGGGTGTCAGCTGCCTTACCGTGCGCGTCCAGACCGCCCACATAGCAGATACCGATTGAATGTTTGTTGTACGACACACCTGAGAATCCCTTGCTATTACAGTGCGCCCCGTCAATAGTGAGCGAACGGCCAACTTCTACCGTACCATCCAGCCGGATAACGTAGTTGTACCCAATACACTGAAAGCCACGGGATACGTGCATCTGATTAATCTCCTTTTTACCTATGTCCTGTCCAGCACGTGTGGCTGAACAGTGAATTATTATTGAATCTATTTTGTTCATAATAAAATTACATCTATATTTGTGGAGTTCTACCAAATGGTAGGATGGTTAATAAAAAAATTTATTTCAAGGAGTGCAGTGGCACTCCTATTTTATTTCTTGTCTTCCTTAATCTTTTTGATTAATTTCTGCGCATCCTCCGGAGTAAGACACTCTACAATTTTTGCGGCCATATCTGCTACATCTGCAGCATGGCTCTTTTTCTTTCGTAGATTCTCTACTACGGAAAATCCCTCAACGAACAGAACTCCAGCTGTTCCGATAACTGCTCCGTATGGTAAGTTATACCATGGGAAGCATAGCCCCAAAATGTCAATCAGGATGAAAAACACCACCAGCCTGTAATAGTCCACGATTTTCGTACCTGTCTTACGGAGTGGTCGGCTACATATCTTTTCCTTGTTTGCCCGTGCCGCGTCTATTCCGGTCCACATATCCAATAAGCAGGCAAATACGATAAGCACAAGACAGACAAAAATGATTGCTATTCCTGCACGTAGGTCTTGAGTGATAAATCCGATATACTTTTCCATCAGCTCACATGTTTATCTGACCAGCCCTTCGCCAACCATCCAAGAATCACACCAAAAATAAAAGCTCCTGTAGACACGATACTGGCCCAAAACGGTACGTACTGGTAGTATGCCAGCAATCCTACAATTATGACTACTACAATAGCCATCAAAATCATTTTTCTCTTCATACAATTAAGGTTTTTAGTTAAACAATATGTCTATATATCCATCTTATCCCGTATTTTGGTAGCACTTTTAATAAGACAAAACGTCCACAAGCGCATCCCGGAATGGAACACGCTAATGGGCGTTATCTCATAAGTCACACACAAATCTACTCATTTACCTTCCTTTTCCAGCGAAGATAAATGATGCAAAAACGAACAAAGAATAAAAGGTTTCAAAAAGGCTGACAAGGCGTGTCAGTAGAATATGGGTAGAGTATAAGAGATCTACCGATTCTCTACCGGACTGCAAAATTTGCTTGAAAATCGATCCGTTTTTTTCCGGGTTTTGACAGCCTTCAAATCGCGTAAAATTGTTGATGAAAGAACCTCCGAATATATCTCAGTAGTCTTGACCGAAGTATGTCCGAGCAGCTTTTGTACCGTAGTTATCGGAACCCCTTGATGGATGAGTAATGTAGCACATGTATGACGGGCCGTGTGGTAGGTTATGTGCTTCTTTATGCGTGCCATTTCTGCTATCTGTGCGAGGTATTTGTTCACGTCTGAATTGCATCCAAGGCTGGCAAATTCTTCTATGTTGTAACGGTCTAATATTGTGAGTGCTTTCTCTTCGAAAAGCAGATGTAACGGAAGCCGGAGCTCGATTCCGGTCTTGATGGATTTGAAGTGCAGCCAACGGTTTCCATTTATCCTGATAAAATTTGCTGGTGTAAGCTGGCAGAAATCCGAGAACCGCAATCCTACATAGCAACAGAACAGGAATGCATCCAGTACATGACGCATCTTCTTGTCGCTTACCTCCAGGTTCTCCAGCTTCCTTAATTCGTCCGGAGTCAAGAACTCGTGCCGGCCTTTCTCCTGCTTAATCTTAAATTTGCGGAACGGGTAAGCATCGGCATGAATGTATCCCTGATTTATTGCTTCATTGACTAGCGTCCGAAGCTGGCGAAGGTGTTTTGCCACGGTATTCACTCCGTTTCCCTTTTCCCGAAGATATGTTTCAAAATCCTTTAAGAATGTGTATGTGATGTCCTTAAAATCCAATCCAGGACGGAACTCCTGCAGGACATTGATAGTCGTTATCAGGTTATCTTTCGTACTTTGTCTACGGTCTGAGTGCTTTACATATTCTTTAGCAAATACGGTGAAAGTAACATTGATAGGAGTGTTTTTCTTTATTGCATCTTTCAAAAGTGACAGTGTGGCCGGGATACCTCTCTTCCAGAACGAAAGTTCTATAGCCTGCAAGTGTAGGATATACTCGAAAAGCATTGCGTTCAAGTCATTAGCTTGCAGATGGTCGATTACTTGAGAGGTCTGCTTATCCCAGTGTTCCGGCCGTAGATAAACATTTGTCTTAAAATATACTTTACGTTGATTCAAAGAGGCTTCTACCTGCACAAGGGCTGTTCCTTGCTTATTTAAGTGATTCTTTCTATTGTAAACAAGGCGGTATCGAATTTTTTCCATTTTCCCGCCGAAAATAACTATTTATTTGGAATTCATAAAATAATAGCACTGGCGGAACTTATTGGAACAGTAACTGGGGAAAAAGACGGTTTAATGAGCAAATCCGGATTCATCGAAAGAGGAGATATATTAGATGCAAATGTCAAATTTTCCGGATTTAGGCGAACTTTAGGAATGCCTAATACCCCATACCCGTCTGAGCAAGGTATCTTAGTATCTATCTCAACAAGCGGTGTATGCTTACAGTTCTTTTTGAGAGGTTGGCCTGTCGAATTGTATTGGAGAAGCCTTTGGGACAACTGGAATTCTTGGAACCGAATCGGTTAATCAGCTTAGTTGTCTCCATGCACTCCAGTTGTCAATACCCCATCATTCTTGTGTATGTAAAGTTAACAATTCATATTGTTCTTTATTAATCAACTGGTCTCCATGGTACAGCACTGATGCAGCATCATATATTGTCAATTTTCAAGGAAATAAGTCAAATTGTTCAATATATAGAATATCAGGTAAATCTTCTCCGGCTTGGAAATTTTATCTTAGTGGTGGTAATTTATACGTTAAAAATATGTATGATGGAAATCTATCGGTAATGATATTACATACATCTAATAAGTTTAAAACGGCCGGAACTTCTGCTAACGTACCATCAGACGCAGCTGAGATTAGTATAGAACAATAGATGTCTAGTCATATAATAGGAGGTATTATCCTCCTATTTGTGTCCATTCAGTCCACGAATTCCCATTATCTATACTTCCCCTTCCCCACAATCTAATAGACGTTACATCTATCAACAATTGCACAATATAACTTTCAATAGTGGAAAAAACAATTAATATACCATATTTTACTGGAGTGTTAAGATTACTAGAATTGCCTCTATAATACCCAGATTCTACATCCTTATTCGCATCGTTAATGTACATTCTCCTTGTGAATGGAAATGGGATAAGTCCCGCCAGGACTGACGCAACCTGCTCTTTTGTCATTACTCCGACGGCATTTCCGGCGGCATTCACGGCCACAAAACTGGAGATGTCTTCCAAAGCAGGGAGAGCCAGTGTAGACTTCTTCAAAAGTTCCGTTTTCGAAATCTTGTGCGGCACGCCATCCGTGTCGTA